TCCGCTGCGTCACCACTCCGCCAAGAGGCCTTTGCAAGTCTTTTCAAGGACTTAGAAAACCGGACATGTGGTGTTAGGCAATTTCGTCCGGTGCGTTAGGCAAATATCTGTTCTCGGGGCGTTCTGTCAACTGCTCTTTGCGTTTTTCACACGTAATGCAAATTTGACCTTTGCAGCGTCCCTTCCGTAGTGCTTTCCCATCGACGCAGACTTGTCGCCAATGGCCTTGGCCTTGTCTTCGTCGCTGAAACCAAGCTCCTCCAATTCGCTGGCATAAGTGACCCGCAGGCCGTGAAGGGTAAGGTCCGATCCGGTCGGAACTGCCTCTTTAAAAACCGCGCTTGCCTTGAAATCCTGCCAAGCCTTCCGCATGGCGTTTTCGGACGGGTAGGGCCGACCACGCGAGTTCTTGCAGATGGTCAGGGTGGCCTTCTTTTCGGATTGAAGCGCGGCATCCAGATCCGGCAATACCGCAATCAGACAGTCTTCGCCGTTCTTCAGGGCTGTGTACTCAATGAAACTCCCGTGCTCGCCAATACGGGTAATGTTGTCCCATCGCAGCACGGCGATATCCTGACCGCGCATACCTGCCCATTTGGCAAGGGCCAGAACCGGACGCAAATGGGGACTGGCGATCCGCCACACGCCCGACCATTCCGCAACCGTCCATCGGCGATTGGCGCTCTTTGAGTTCTTGTGAGCGCGCCGGATGCCAAGAACCGGGTTCACTGTCAGCCCTGCATAGCCATACTCAACACCAACCGCAAAGGCAGCGGACAGGCAGGCGAGGGCGTCATTGGAGAATTTCGGGTATCTGTCTTCTGCCGCCCGGTCGCGAGTCTTTGCCATGTCTGCCGGGGTGATGGAGATGACCGGTGTTTTAAAGCGCCCCTTGTCCGAGAGCCAGTCCATGACCTTTTGATAATCCGCCTGGGTCCGGGGGGCGAGGTTCTTCCATCGGTCTTTGGTCTTGTAATATTCGAACAAGCCGCCGAGTGTGCCAAAGCCCCTTTGCTTCGGCTGCTCCGCCAGTTCACCGTAAAGCTTCAGGATGGCAGGCGTGGACAGGTGCTTGTCCAGATCGGCACGGGAGCCTTCAAAGCCCTTCACGAGTGCTTTCCGGTTCGCCCGGATATAGGCGTACCACTTGCCCCGGCGTTGATATACAGAAAGCCCTTTAAGTCGCACTTTCGTCATCCCACATGCCTCCACCGCCCTCCTTCGGGCTGTGAGGATATTTCAACGAACGCGCCCATTCCTCAAGGTCTGACACCAAGTACCGCTTTGCTTCGCTCTTGGTGTCTGGAATAACGGCTGGCATCAGCCGGTGATCCTTGGCGCAAAGGCGGGTGAACAGGCTTACCGACATGCCGAGCATTTCGGCTGCTTTTTGCTGGTTCACAAGGATCGGGCGCACAGTCATAACCTACTCCCTCTCAATCAACTCACGAACCATCTCTGCGGCAACGGCTGCGTTGAATGATGCGTGAGGCAGGTTCTCAAATGCCCTTGCGGCTTCTTCCAGTGCTTCAAACCGGGTTTCCTTGCGAATGCCTTCCACCAGATCCAGCAATTGACCGATATGCTTTGAAGGTACTGGCAGTCGCTCGTTTGAGAGATGGCGCATGCGCACCAGATCCAGAGGGGATGTTGTTCCTTGTCCGTCCATGGGGGCTCCTAAAAATTGTCCTCTAGGATTGTCTCGACATGCTCAACGCGTACCTTGACGATGCCGCATTCGTTCCAGCAGCTCCTGCTTTCCTTGAGGTCTTCAATAGACGGGTAGACAGGATTCCCGCCTTTGGCCCGTCCAAGCTCGCAATCAAAGTCGGTCTTGCACATGTAGCCTTCTGTGACTGGTTGGGTGCTCGTCATCAAATCTCTCCAAAAACGTCCACTGGATTGATCTTGCTCCAAGCAACGAGCTGTTCTTCAGCCAGTCGTTCAAGAATGGTGCAGGCGGAATACTGGTTGATCTGCGTGGCTTCCAAGGCGGTGCGGACGGCAGTCTCAAACTGCACCTCGGCGTTTGGGAGCGCATCCCATTTCTGGCCTTCGGATTCCAGCCATTCCAGAGTTGTGAGGGTTGTCTGATTGACGGGCTTTTTCATGGGCTTTCCCCTTTTCCATCTCAGCCGCGCATGAAGATCGGTCCAGTACACGTCGCCGGAACCGTAAGTTTCCATGAAAAAGCGGGGCTTGGACTTAGTTGCGCAGAAGGTGAACTTGTTTGCGGTGTGCTCGACGGGGGCGGTCATCACGTCTTCCTCTTCTGAAATCCCCGGCTTGGGAATGCCGCTTGACGAAGTCTGCGGCGGTTTTCTGCGGTGTTGCGAATTACTGGCCCTGCATCACCATCAATCGTTCCGGGCGTGGGCGGCTCTGCGATTGCTTCAGCCGCATCGCAGGGCACGGCAAAGCGGATCAGTGATTTACCCTCCCGCTGCGTGTAGTATCTGCCGCCGTCGGTGACGGTTTCCCGCGAGTACTTCCCAGCCCAAGAAAGAGGGTAGGCGTAACCGGCGTTCTCAGGACGCCAGAACGTGACATACGGGTTCGTGCGCCAATTTCTGCGCATGTCAGCGATGTAGAATCCCGCCATCAGATATCCCTCGTCTTTGCAAAGCCACGTCCCTGAAGCTTGGCCTTGGACTTCGGCCATGTGCCGTTGTGCTTCCTGCGCATCCGGTCGGCCTTGCGCATCATTCCGACTTCTTCAGCCGTCTTTTCCTTGTGAGGATCGCCTGCGAGGATGGGCGCTAGATTTCGCTCCCTGTTTTCCCCGCCGAGGCCGAGTGCCTTGAGGTGTTCCAGCTCCCATTTGTCGCCAGCCTGGATCTTCAGCCCTGTCCGGTGACATCGGCCTTGAAAACGCATGAACACACGGTCCTTGACCCGATCTGGAACGGCGCTGTCTGCCGTCTTGCCAATCCATTCCTCGACCTGACGGCCACCGAGAGGGTTATCGATCATGGGCATCAGCGATCCTTCCTACAGAGGGAGCGGGGGCAGGGGCACGCATGGCTTACCTGTACTTTTCAGGAGTTGCGCCGCAACGTGGCCAGACGGTGCCAAAGTGGTCCGTGAACATGCCGGTCTTTAAAAGGCCGTGGCTCTTGGGGAGGGGGAGCTTGCCCGGACCCTGGATCTTGCGACCGCTAAAAAGGCGGAGCGTGACGTGAAAGGGGAGTACTGGACGGTAAGCCTTGCGTCCGCGCGCTGTTGATTTCATGTTACGCCTCCAGTTCATCCGCAAGTCCGTTCAGCTCGGCGGCAAGCAGGCGGGCGGCTTCGGGAGAAACTGAGGCAACGGCCATTTCTCCCGAGAGCCCGTCGCGGGCCTTTAGCAGGACGTATTTCTGGCCGGTTCCGGGATTGGTGTTGGATGCGACCTTGATCGTATCGCCGTCCAGTCCCTTGATTGGTGTGACATCATCAAAAACAGACATGGGTTCTTCCTTCTTTGGTTCAGACTGACGCCTTCAGGCGGTGAGCGGCGGTGTGCATGGTTAAGTTTGGCCTTCGTCTTTGTTCAGCAAGTAGCCGCAGCACCCCTTGAAATCGTCTGTAACCGCCCTGACTCCACAGACGCCCATGAAGTAATCGCAGTCATCATATGGAGGATTGCTCTTTGAGACGCATGACTTGCGGCCTATCGGACACTTACTCTCAAGCGTCACCGTTCCATCCCAGTTGGACCAAGCGTCGATGTTCGGCGTCCACCGCTTGTAGTCTTCAACACTGGGCTTGCGCACATCAGACATTGACGTTCCTTTCTTGATCAGTTGCCGGGGAGCCCTTCAGGGCAAGACGGACTCCCCGGCATCGGCGGTGGGATGATGGGTTCACCGCCGAATGGGTTATGCTGCTTCCTTCGCTTGAAGAAGGGATGCGCCAAAGGTTTCCGCGCACCACTTGTCAGCCCTTGAAACGAATTCGTTGAATGCCTCCTGATCCATTTTGTCGAAGGCGGTCGAGTCCGGTATCCAGTACAGTGAGCCGTCAGGCATCACGGCTGGCGTGACATAGCCCATCTTCATTTTGATCAGATTGTGAAGATGTTCCGCAGTCGGAACACATTCCGTTGCTGCCACGAATTGCGACAGGCAAGCCCAATACATTCCCTGCATGGGCAGTGAGCGCGGCTTGACGATCTTGTCAGCCTTCAGCCGCTGCCCCTTCTTGAAGCGCTGGCAGCGTTCAAGGTCATATGGAGTGGCAGGAACCAGTGCGCGGCCATCCCATTCAAAGATGAAGGGCTCCTTCATGCCGCATTCTCCAATTGCTGGATTGCGCTTTTCTGGCGCTCCTTGATCTGGATGACCGGCGAAGAGAACTCTTGCGGGGCGTGTTTAACAAAGCGCTGAAGGCGTTCGGTGCGCCATAAATCAGCTAAATCATCAAGGCGCTGGCATTTTTGAACCATGCGCGTGAGGTCGTCGCGCTCTTGTGCCCAGTTGGGGGGGGGTGGTTCCGCCGGGGCGTCTGAAGCGCTGTGCTGTTCGGGCTCGTCAATGCCGACATTGGCGTGGGTCTTGTCGTAGAGGGCGAGGCCGAAGCGGTTGCCGAATGTTTTCAGCGCACGTTTTTCCGCGTCCGTCTGAGCCTCTTTGATTGCTAACTCATAAGCGTCATGAATGTCTTTGGACGCACCAGAGCCAAAGCCGACACCATCGCGCACACATCCACCTGCCGTGATGCGCACCGTACAGCGAAAGGACACAACCCAGTTGCCATTATGGTTCTGTGTCGGCTGCGTGTTTTCCGCGAGGGCAACGACTTCGGTTGTCCAGCCGTCAAAGCCGAAAATCTCGTTTGCGGTCGCTTCGCAATACCACCCCTCGACATAGGATAGGGTTTGTCCGGCCTTTTTGCGTCGCGCAACGTTACTTGGGTCGAGCTTCTTCTGAAGCTTGGCTGTCTGTTCACTGGTGAAGGTCATACCGGCACCTTGTCTTCATGAATGACAACACCGGGCATGTCGCGGAACTTGTTGGCAACACGCCGCTTTGCAATGGCATCAAGGCAATCGAGAAGGGGCTGTTTCTCGTATTGCCAGCACCAACGGGCGAACTCGGTCGCATTGGTGATCTCGGGCCGATAAACGGTCCTGAGTGTCATGGCGCGGGCACCACCCTTGGCCGAGGCGGTTTGCTTGGAAGCTTGCCGCGCTGCCCGTTCAGCGTCTTTCGCGAACTGCACCTGACGCTCTGCTTCTTCGCGGGCGGCAAGATCACTGGCGCGGGCGGCTTCCAGCGCCTCGCGGGCCTTGCGGGCTTCTTCTTCGGCTTTGGCGCGGGCTGCAGCTTCTTCGCGGCGGCGCAGCTCTTCCAGCTTGATCAGCCAAGGTTGATTGGCCTTCTTGCAGACATCCGCAATCCGGTCGCATTGCTCAAGTAGCGGCTTGTACCGGGTCTGGATTTCCTTCTTGCCGTCATCGAAAGGCTTGGCTTCTTTCTTGCGCGCCGTGTCTGCTTCCTTCTTGGCCTTCCGCGCCATGTCGAGAAGTTTTGCGATTGCGTCTGCTTCGGCCTGCGAACTGACTTCTGCCCCGTCCAGCCAATGACGCGCCTCTTCCTCAAGGGACAGGATAGAAGCCTTGGCATCATCGAAAGGGGACGGTGGGTTATTGTGACCCAATGGAACGACCGTGCTCATTCTGCTGCCTCCAGAAAGACCGGATTTGATGCCGGTGTTACGTTCAGCAGGGCGTTGAAATCCTGCATGGCCCAAGCCGCATTGGCTTCAATGGATGGAAGGCTGAAACGGCTTTGCTCAAGCTCGTCCCGGTTCATCTTCCGGGCTTCCTCCATGAAGAGGTGAATGCCACGAATGGCGGTCAGGTAATGGCGCTCTGCGCGTTCTGCCGGGGTCATTTCAAAGCCTCCTTTCTCGGCTGTTCGGGTCCAGTCCTTGCGAGTTCCTTTGCTCTGGCCTCGGTCGCCTCTGCGTTTCGGTACATCCGTTGGGCGTTGTTGCGGTCTGCGTTGATGTCGCACTTCACCCGGTTGATGGCCTTTGCGTTTCCTTGGCGCTCAAGATCGGGCAAATGGGCTTCCTGCTTGTCTGCCCGTCCTTCCAGTTTGTGAGCGGCTGTCTTGCTGCGCTCTGCGAAACCTTTGAGGGCTTCAGCGCTGGCGAGATTCCTCGGAGTGTTCATGCTGACCTCCTGTGTTCGTTCCTTTCTGAAACCCTCTGCAAGAGCTTGAGAAAGTGCCCGCCCGGTGATCGGTGGGTGGGCCAGTTGGGGGAGGTTGTCCTTTCGTCTGAAGTTGTCAGCCCGACGAAACACACCTTCATCCAGTGTGTTTGGTGGGGCTGGCTGCGTAACCAATTCCTGCGCGCTATCAGCTGGTATGCGCGGATGCAGCCTGTTGCCCGGTGCCCTACATGGCGTCCTCCTGTTGGTTCGGATTGCCTTGGCCGATGGGGCCTTGCCCGGTTCCGGGTCGTTAGGGATGGTTGCCCCGGCTGGCGGGAGGAGGAGCCAGCCGGGACGTTGCGCCGGGGGAGGAACCGGCGCGGTGGGTTCGGGTCCAAAAGCTTGCAGCCTCGTGAAAGCAGCTCATGGAAAACAGGATCGTTGCCGGGACTGGAGCTATTGCCAGCCAGTCAGCGTATGAGTGTGTGTGCATGTGGCGGCGGGTCATGCTGCAATCTCCATTTCGTTGAGTGCGTAGCTGCCCCATTGATCGGCTATGGCCTGAGCAGGCCCGGGAAAGAACCGGGAGCGGAACTTCCATCGTTCTGCGCCGGGGCTGGCCTTGTGCACACTTGACCGGGCCGTTGAACCGTCCATGGTGCCGGTCTTCACAAGCGGCGGGAGGTTGCGCAGGTAGAAGCAGGTCGACTTCTTCTCGTTGTTCACGTCTTCGTCGGAATGCGCGAACCACCATGGGTGAATGATGCAGGACGGTTTTTGGTAATTCCGAATGCGCTTCATGGCGTGCGGGTGCATCACCGGGTTCTCTACGGCGACATGCGGGATATCGGCATTCCAGCAATCGGAGAAAAAGGCGGCGGCCCGATCCAGGTCTTGCCAGAGCCATTCCAGCTTTTCTTCGCGTGTCCAGCTCTCGTATTCTGCCGGGTAACTCGGCTGCCGTTTCTTTGGCGGCTCATGCAGCCAGCGCACGCCACTGTTGCAGAGCCGGGTACAGGGGGGATGGAACACCGCAAGCAAGTCCCAGTCTTCGTGCAGGTAGTCCCGCAAATCGCCGGTTATGTGCCTGTTGCTGCCATCCTCTGCCGGGAGAAGATCACAAGACCATGCATCATGCCCGAGTGCGAGGAATGCATTGCGGACAACGCCGGAAAACTCGCAACCAACCAGAACCTTGAGGGAGGTCATCACGCAGCCTCCACTTGATCGAACTGAGCGAGCCAGTTGCGGAAGATGGTTTCCTGTTCGGCCCTAGCAGCGTCCTCAGCAGCGTCCTCAGCATCGAGCCAATCGTCCTCAGTAGCGTCCTCAGCATAGAGCCAAGCGTCCCTAGCTGCAGCCTTAGCGGCGACCTCAGCGGCGGTATAAACTTCGTTCCTAGCGTCCCTAGCTGCGGCCTTAGCTGCGGCCTTGGCGAACGGGCCATCGACGTCCGCAGCTGCACCTACTGCGGCGTCAAGTTCCTCGCGGGTTACTTCACCCTTTGCAAAAGCTCGCGCTGTCTCAATTACTTTGCGAGGCCGACTTTCGCCCACAGGAACGAATTCCAGAAGCGGCTCCACAATTTCGCAGACAAGCAACCTGACGGCGTTATCCATTTCCTTGGGCAACGTCCTAAGCCACCAAAGCGTGTCATCAAGTCCATTGCTTTCAAGGATCGTCAGGAAAGAAACCGGCTCGTCATCGGCTTTTGTCTTGCCGAGGTGGATCAGGAGCTTATTCCATTCGTCTGCACACGGTCCGCACCTACGAATGGCGTTGAGTGTGGTTGTCAGGGTCATCACGCAGCCTCCCGAGCTTTGAGCATTGCGTCTGCATAGCGGTAAGCCTGCCGCGCAATGATTTCTTCACGGGTCCCCACCGCCTTGGTCGCGTAAGGCAGGAGGGATTCGCCGTTGCTGTTCGGACTGCGCCCCACCCGGTCATAGTCGTTGATTGCTTCCGGTAGAGCGCAGGCTGCGAAGTGGTCGCGCAAGGTCTCCCGCTGCGCGGAGGTCGCGCCCATCAGCCGCGTGATGATTTCGGCGTTCATTGAATGCTCGGCCCGCTTGGCGGCGTTCTTGATCTCGTCACGCATTCCATCTGGAAGGCGGAGTGGGTACTGGTCGGATTTGCGGTTGCAAACGATCTTTGCTTCTTTCATCACACGCCCTCCGTTTCAGCAGTGCGCGCCGTCAGCATCCTTGCCGAATACTCCGGGTGCATTCCGAGAAGGTCGGCAACGGCTTCCTCGGCAGAGGCTCCACGTCCATAGATGCCGGTTTCTTCGTCGCCATCGAAATGGGCGCACCATTCCTGCGAGGCGGGGATGCAGCCGGTATCGCGGGTTGTAATGATGGGGGTCATCATCACGCAGCCTCCGCAATCTGGTCGGTGATCTCGCCAATGACGGCTTCGTAAGCGGCTTCGTGGAGAGCGTTCCAGAACACGGCGTCAGGGCCTTGGGAGTCCCGGCTGACGCAAAGGTGGCGGGTGCCGCGTTGGTCAGGAAGTTCGATTTTGTCGACGTAGATTTCGCCGTCGTCGTCGATGCGGGAGAAAACCACAATCTCGATTTCTTCGAAAAGAACGCGTTCGTCGTAAATGAAAGGAACGTATGCGGTATTCTGAAACTCAGTCATCGGCTTGCCCTCCGTTGATGAGAATAGAATAAGAGATATTTCTCTTATGTCAACACAACAAGAGATAAATATCGTATAGGATTGTTCCGAGTTCAGGCTAACCCTCTGATCGCACACAAAAAAACCGGCACGCGGGCCGGGTTGTTTTTCCAGATTCGTCTTTAGGTGGTGGGGTGGGTTAATAAGACGAAAATGTTGACTTTTATGTGGGAAGAACCCTATATTTTATGAGAGCGGTCATGCTTCGGAATCAGCCAGAGCTGTCGAAAGATTGCAGCGCGAAAGCGTCACGATGGCCCGAGGGGCCGCTCGCCATCACCTTAAATTCATTCAGTATTTCAATGTGCTGGTTTGAAAGTGTTGCTTCGTTCCAGTTCGGAATAATCTTTAGTCCGTAGCTGTGATAATTGCTGTTCCTGTTGTAAATGACTCTTTTCAGAGACTTTAAATAAGATCCCTCCACGTCTCCGAAACGATTGGGCTCGAAGGCTTCCGTAATCGCTTTTGCGCCGCAGTCGGCTAGTTGAAGTGCTGCATTCCGTGAATGATCCTGCGCATCGATCTGGTCTATGTCGATGACCGGCCAGTAGATTTCCGTCACTTCGTTGTTTTTTAGGTGGATGAGGTAGTCTTTAAAAGCCTCGTATGAAATACCGCCCCGGCAGGAAAACACTATCTTCACCTTACCATTGCCCTCAGGCACGATTTCTCGGTGGTCCCGGCAAAACCATGATATTCTCTCTATGACGTATCTCGTCATATAGAAGTATAATTGGTTTTTTTCGGTGTAGGTGCCTTCCGGTATGTCTTTCTTGTTGGTGAGGGCTGCCGTGTACCTTAAAGGGAAGGTTGCAAGCTCGCGAGCAACATAGCGCCGCTGCTGGTGGTTCAACTGGTGGAAATGCAGTTGCCGCCCCTTACTCTTTTTGCCTGCTCCGGTCTTCAGCCTATCGCGCCAGGATACAGTTTCAGCTTCGTTCTTTGTGCGAATGATGCAAGCGCAAATGGACATCCAGTTTGATGATCCGCCATTATCTCCGATCTTTCTGAACTTGTCGGGGTCCAGTCCGTCATCTCCAGACTCATCGATAAACGCGCTAAAGGAATGAGGCATATTAGATTACACGCAAATAACAGTGTGTCAGGGCGGCGCGCCGAGGGTTGTAGGCGAATCGCAAGAGTATTGGGTAACGATAGGTGGATCGCTGGAATGGCACAATCATAGATTGGCCGTTGTGAAGGCGCTCGCTCGTAAGGACTTTGCATTCTTCCTTGAGGTTAATTTCTTCCAAGTCCTGCCGTGCTATTTCCGTAACGGCAACTTTGTCAAAATGACAAACTTGCGTAAATGTGAGCACATACTATTTATTCAGCTTATGGATAGTAGTGATAGCCAAAAAGACATAACCGCTAAACTCGCAAATCTTTCATTCGGGAATATTGATGCAATAAAACGCTACCTTGGATTGGATAGTTACGACTCGGTTGTAGTAGTCTTGGTTGTGGCGGCTGGCTCTCGCGAAGAAGCAGGGATTTCCGAGGCCGAAGTTGCGCGGCGTACCGAGTTCACAAGATCGAAGGCAAACCGCCTTCTGAAACGGTTGAGTGACACCGGGCATTTGGACGTAATATCAGATAGTTACCCTCGACGGTTCCGCTACAATTTCCATTACGCAGAGGCCGCTTACGAAGACGCCTCAGAGGCAGAGCGGCAAAGGCTCACAAAGGCTGTCGTTGATAATAGTATTGAGGCAATGATTACTTTATATCAAGTTTGGGCAGTTGCTCATTTTGACAAAGTGCCGTAATTCCGCTTGCGTAATCAAAAAGAGCGCATGACAATTTTACCCGTCAAAAGGGAGTTGGCATGCGTGATTTGATTGAGTTGTTTAGTGAGATTGAGAGGCTGGGGCCGAAGAGGGTTCACCGTCAACTTCAGCGGTATTTGCGTGGCTGTCATCAGGCTTCATCGTCGAAAGAATCGCAAGGAACGCCTTCCGCTGATCAGGCGACATTGTCGAAAACAAATGCACAGCTTTAGTTGTGTCGGGGTCACCCTTTGCACCCGTTAAGATGGCGATGGGGTCAACATTCATTGCTTCGCAGAGCGCAATAAACTTATCGACTGTGGGCTGAACATTATTGCGGACCATTTGGCCAACGTATTGATCGTTCAAGCCAGCGCGCATCGACAGCGCACGAGCGCTTACGCCTGCGTCTTTTGTATCTTGTATTGCGGCTAGGAGCCTATCAAACCAACCATCCAACATGAGTAGCAGCATAGCGGCGATACCGTTTTTTGCATTAAAGATAAAACTCGCACTTAAGGTGCGTTGACAATAAGAGAAATATCTCTCATATTTTGAATATGAGACAGGAACTCTTGAATATCGCCGAGCAGGTTATGGCTGCTAAGGGTTGGACCCCGGAGCAGCTTGAGCGCCGTTTCGGTTCGCCAAAGCTCATGCGGACAATCCGATCCGGCAAGCAAGGTCCGACGCTCGGGACTGCCGAGCGGTTCAAGAGTTGGCTTGAGGCGCAATTAACTCAAGCAAATAGTCAAAACGGCGATTCCAAAGCGGGGTGCAAATGACCATCCCGCTCACATTTTCCAGCCGGTTCGGCTGCGGCGTCTTCCAAGGCGTCCCGATCCCAGACAAGCCGCAACTCTGGCCGCAACAGCCAGCGAATTGGATCGTCTGCGGCAAGCGCCGCACCACCCTCGAAGACTTGAAGATAGGGGCATTTGTTCATGGCCCCGAAGCTAATCGCAATCAGACGCAGCGTCATTAAGCGAGGCCGAATATCCATGCCGACTAGAAGAACAACAGAGGAACAAAGACACAAGCTCAAGGCTGCCGTCCGGCGTCAAATAGGGTTGCTCGGCGGCGTTGATGCGGTCGAGGAATTGAGCCGTGTCCGTCATCAGATGCATTCCAACTATGCCGGGATTGGCGAAGACCAGCGCGACTTCCACATGCCGATTGATATCGTCATGGACCTCAGCCTAGAGGCAATCCATGCGGGCGGGCGTCCTGAAATCCTTGATGAACTGGCGGATCATTGCGGCTTCAACCTCTGCCGTAAAAAGCACCTTCGCACCGACGCCTCTCCAAAGGAGTTGACGGCGGACTTCCTTGTCCATGGCTCGGAACTGAACCGCGACATGGTGCTGGCAATGGCCGATCAGGTGATCAGCACCGAGGAACACGCGCTCCTGCGGCCTCAAGCGGTGGCTCTCCGCCAGCTCGTGGACGACATCATTCATGCGCTAGATGCAGGCGTTCAGCAAAGCGCCGCTCAAGAGCAAAGCGCTCAGAAGATCGTGGAGATCAAGCGATGAGCGTCGGGCGTGGAGCGGGGCGTCTGGCGTTCTGGACCGCCCCTTGGCTGGATAGGGAGGGGGAGAGATGAGCAAGTTGCGCGTACTCTCACTATTCGCCGGGATAGGCGGATTTGATCTCGGGCTAGAGAGGGCAGGCGGCTTCGAGACGGTGGAATTTTGCGAAATAGAGCCCTTTCAAAGGGCGGTCCTAGCGAAGCATTGGCCGCATGTTTCTTGCCATGCCGACATTAAAACAATGAATGCGCCGGTCCCGGCAGATGTCGTGTGCGGCGGCTTTCCTTGCCAACCTTTCAGCACGGCCTCGCGCGGCAGGAGGGTCGCCCCGGACTTATGGCCGGAGATGATGCGGATAATCACTCAAGCGCAGCCAGAATACGCCATTTTGGAGAATGTAAGTGAGCAGGCGATTGAACAAGCCGCCAACGACCTTAGAAGCTTCGGCTTCAATGTCACAACTAGAAATATTAGCGGAAATGACTGCGGGGCACCTCATGAGCGCCGCCGTTGGTGGGCCGTTGCACACCCCCACGAGGAAAGCGAATTTCAACGCGCCCTCGATGCAGAAGTGGCCAAGTTGCCGGAATTATGTGCGGGCCTTTGGAGCGCAGAAGCCTACGCCGGAGCACTTCGAGTTTCTTATGGGGTTCCCCACCGGGTTCACAGAGTTGAAGCACTCGGAAACGCTGTCATTCCGCAAATACCACAAGTGATTGGCGCTGCGATCCTTAAAGCCCGCGCAGGCACTCTTAGGGAGGAAGGACGATGACCCGCTACGACTTCGATTTCTATTGGGCTCTGTCCGGCTTGGGCGTGATGCTTGTAGCCGCGTCAATGCTTGGCCTTGTGGTTCTCCTTCCCGGTCCCGAAACCACGCTGACCAAATCAGACCGTCTTCCGGTCGCTTGTCTGGATGGAGGGAAGGCATGACCGGCAAGGCAACATTCCTTCCAAGCAAATCCGGCCCGATCTTCATGCACCCTTGCGAGGCTTGTGATGAATGGGGCGCGTTTGGTCAGGATGTCCATCTGAGACAGGCGATTGCTTCCAAGCGAAAGCACCTCGCAGGCCGATGGTATTGCGCAAAACACAGGCCGGGGAGGGCGGTATGATCTACCTTGGCTTCGCAAGCCTGTCTCTGGCACTCCTGATCTGCCTCGTCTTCGCCTTCTATCTCTCCTTCTCCCGTCACGGGAACAATTGGGGAGGTGAGGAATGACTGAAAACTGGCTTTCCCTTCCGTTTCCACCATCCGTCAACGCCATGTACCGGAACGTTTCCGGCAAGGGCCGGGTGAAGTCGGCAGACTATAAAAAGTGGGAAAAGCAGGCGGGGTTCCTGATCCTTGAAGCGAAGCCCCGACCTCACACAGGCCCGGTGCGGATCAGCTACACCTTCGGCGCAAAATCTGGCCGCTGGGACATGTCCAACTTCATCAAGGCGATTGAAGACCTTTTGGTCACGCACGGTCTTATCGAAGACGACAGCGCCAAGATCATCAAGCGCTTCACTGTCACGCAGAACCCGAACCTGGAGGGTGTTCTTGTGCGGGTGACAGGTGGAGGCATCAAAGAGGGGGAGCATGACCCTTAACCACGATTCTTAGGCTCGACTGACAGCGAGAACGAAAAGTGAATACCTGCGCCATCCAAGGCGCGGGACGGGAGAAGTTTGTCCTTTTGAACGCTTTAGGAATGTCATGACCCAACACTATATGGACTCCAAGGCAGCCGAAGAAGCGCGGGAAATCCGCAAGATCATTCGATCCATCAAGCCCGATCAGTTGTCCCGGTCGCATCGGGACGTGCTTATGAAGCTCGCCAATGTCTGGATCTACCACAAGAACAAGGGCGTCATCCGCCCCGCCCGTCACGTCATCGCAAAGGCTGTTGGCTGTTCGGTGCGTACCGTTTCGGCTGCGCTGGATATTCTTCGGAAAGCCTCGATCCTGACTGTAAAGCGGTTCGGGAAGGGTGGCCGCAAGCCGACAGAATACGCGCTGAGCTTCGATAAGATCCGCGAAGTGTTTAACCCGCACGGCGTCACGACCAAGCCCGGAGAACTGGCGGAAATCCGGAGAAAATCAGCGTCCTCCGCCACGAAATCAGGCCCGAAAAACCGTGCAATTTTTGCACACGTATATAATAAATACCTCAAACCTTCATGGGCTGCGCTGAGCGCAAGCGGCAAGCACAGCGCCTTGAACCGCAAGCCCCTTGCGGGCGGGACGGTCGGAACTGACCAATCCAGTGATTTGAACTTTCCTCAAAGTGCAGAGCCAGCCGTTGGGCATGAGGCTTCCAAAAGCCCTCAATCTCCTGGATGGGAAAACCACGGACATTGGGAAACGCACGATATCGGCGGTTTTGAACTCCGCGAGTTCTGGCGTGGGGGTGTCCTATGCTGAGCACTCTTCGCCCGCACCAGATTTCAGCCATGACGATGCTTCGCGAAGCTCTCAGGGCAGGCAAGCGCCGCCCGATGCTGCAAGCCCCGACCGGCTTCGGCAAGACCATCCTCGCAGCGGCAATCGTTGACGGCGCTCAAGCCAAGGGCAACCGCGTTGTCTTCTGCGTCCCGGCGCTCTCCCTGATCGATCAAACCGTCAAATCCTTCTGGAAGGAAGGCATTCAGGACGTTGGCGTCATCCAGTCCGGGCACGAACTGACAAACCCGAACCGGACCATTCAGGTCGCCAGCGTTCAAACCTTGCAACGGCGCACATTGCCCCTGACCGATGTCGTTGTCATCGACGAGGCGCACAGGTGGTTCAAGTTCTACGGCGAATGGATGAACGATGCACTTTATGAAAAAGTGCCCTTCATCGGGTTGAGCGCCACTCCCTGGACCCGTGGCCTTGGCAAATACTTTGATGACCTGCTGATTGCCGCCACAACGCAAGACCTGATCAACAAGGAGTTTCTTTCAAGGTTCCGCGTCTTCGGCCCGTCGAGCCCGGATCTGACCGGCGTTCGGACTGTTGCCGGTGATTACCACGAAGGCGATTTAGCCGAGGCCATGGACAAGCCGCAACTGACGGCGGATGTCGTTTCAACGTGGTGCAAGCTCGGGGAGGGCAGGCCAACGCTTGTCTTTGGCGTCAACCGCGCCCATGCCCGCAGCCTGCAATCGGAGTTTGAAAAGGCCGGTGTTCGGGCCGGGTATATCGACGCCTACACCACGAAGGAAGAACGCGAGGCGGTTGCGGATCGCTTTCACAGCGGCGGGCTTCAGGTGGTTTGCAATGTCGGATGCCTGACCACGGGCGTTGATTGGGATGTGCGCTGCATTGTCTTGGCGCGGCCTACCAAGTCCGAAATGCTCTTTACCCAGATCATCGGGCGCGGACTTCGCACGGCAAAAGGCAAGGATGATTGCCTGATCCTGGATCACTCGGACACGCATCAACGCCTTGGATTTGTCACGGACATTCACCACGAGACGCTATGTGACGGCAAGCCGAAAAAGCCCCGGAAAGACGACCGTGAAAAGTCTGCGCCGCTTCCAAAGGTCTGCCCGTCCTGCTCGTTCCTGAAACCGGTCAAGGTCCATACCTGCCCGTCATGCGGGTTCACGCCGGAACGCCAGAACGACGTTGAAATGCTTGAGGGCGAGCTTGTGTCTCTGGACGGCAAGAAGCAGAAGCACAGCCCGGAAGAAAAGCGGCGCTGGTATTCCGAGCTGCTGGGCTATGCCACAGAACAGGGCAAGACATCGAAATTCGCCCTCGCCAACTTCTACGAGAAGTTCGGTGAGTGGCCCTACGGCAAGAACAGCGCAAGACCGTCCGCGCCGTCTGATGAAGTCCGGTCCTACATCCGCAGCCGTCAGATTGCCTATGCCAAGCGGCGGCAGAAGCAAAAAGCGGGGGCGGCTGCATGACCAGGATTTCAGACCTTTGCCGCAACAAATGGCCGGACTTGCTGTTGAGGCTGGGCGTTGACCGGCGCTACCTGACCGGCAAGCACGGCCCTTGCCCGATCTGCAATGCGGGGACGGATCGCTTCCGTTTTGATGACAAGGACGGACTGGGAACCTTCTTTTGCAATAGCTGCGGCGCTGGCGACGGCTTCAAGTTGCTGATGGAAATCCGGGGCTGGAACTTTGCCGAATGCGCCAAGGCTCTTGAGGCAATTGTGGGGGGCGCACATGAGCGAAAGCCTGACCAGCCGGTCAACCCGGACAAGCTGAAAAGTGCAAAGAACACCCTTTGGTGCGGGGCGCGTCCGGTCCTTGACGGCAATCCGGTCGCGAAATGGCTTCAAAATCGGGGAATCCATCTCGAAAGGTTCCCCGATGCGCTCAGATACGCGGAGCGTTGCAGCTACCACCACGAACAAAACCGTTTCACCCATCACCCGGCAATGATTGCCATGGTGACCGGGCCGGACGGCAAGCCAACGACACTGCACCGTACTTTCCTAACCCCGCTCGGCAACAAGGCGGACGTGCCGAAACCGCGCTTGGTCATGCCCGGAAAGATCGCCAAGGGGTCTGCCATCCGGCTGTTTGAACCGGCGGAGGTGATGGGCATTGCGGAAGGGATCGAAACCGCATTGGCCGCACATCTGGTTTGGCAAATCCCGGTTTGGGCAGGCTTGAATGCAGGCATGGTCATGCAGTGGCAGCCGCCAGCCATCGCCAAGGAAATCCATATCTTCGGGGACCATGACGCCAACTTTGCGGGCCAGTCCTCAGCCTTCGCCTTGGCGCACCGGCTTTCTCACGAAGGGAAGACCGTAACGGTTCAATTCCCTGACGAACCGGGCGACTGGAACGACTTCCTTCTTTCACGGCAATACCGAAAGGCTGGGTGATCCGATGTTGCAAGACATAAGGAAAGTGCATCAGCTCGTAAATAAAGTTGGATGCAATGAGTGCGGGGTAGTTCCGAAATACTCAATGGAAGAATGGGTAATATTCCACTTTTCCCCGCAATCAGCGCCGCTTGATGTTCAGCTATTCTTCACGGGTGCTAAAATGCCGATGCAGAAAGGCGAAGAGATCAAGCACAATGTCGCGTTGGAGTTCAGGGTTACTGTTGCTCAAATTGTAGGACGGTCACGGCTGAAGAAATTCACCCGAGCCCGGAAGAAGGCCATGTACGAGGTTTTCAAGCAGACTGGTTATCCACTGTCGCAGATAGGTCGCATGTTTGGCGGTCGCGACCATACGACTGTGATCAGCAACATCAAGCGCTACTGCCGGGACAATAATCTTGAGATCCCGCATGGCCGGATCTGGAAAAGCCGGGGCCACGCCAAGCGCAACAACCTCCCACTCCCTGACAGCAACCAGGTAACGGAATGAAGGATCTCATGACTTTGGAAAGCGAAAAGCCTGTTTTGGATGCCTGTTGCGGAAGCCGGATGTTTTGGTTCGATCCGGAAGATGAACGGGCGATTTTCGGTGATATCCGCCGTGAAACTCACGAGCTGAAAGACAGGACAAGTGCAGGCGGCTCAAGGCAGCTGATCATTGATCCGGACCAGCAAATTGACTTCCGCGACCTCCCGTTTCCTGACGGGCGATTTCACCTCGTCGTGTTTGACCCGCCGCACCTCGTCAACAACGGCACGTCCGGCTGGCTGGCAAAGAAATACGGAAAGCTCGGCCGGGAGTGGCGTGAGGACATCAAAGCAGGTTTCGCAGAGTGTTTCCGCGTTCTGAAGCCGCACGGAACCCTCGTGTTCAAGTGGAATGAAACCGATGTGCGGGTGTCCGAGATTCTGGCTCTCACAGACCACAAACCGCTTTTCGGGAACCGTAGCGGCAAGCGCTCACAAACCCACTGGCTGGTTTTTCTGAAGCCTGACCAAGCAACGGAATGAGGAACAGACAATGACCTTCCTCGCAAACACAAACAAGTTTGTCGTTGAGTTCGAGCAGCGCCCGAAACCGCACATGACCATCACGCGAAAGAGCGATGGGTTATCGATCATGATCAAGGCCAAGGGGTTGGCTGGCATGTTCCGCGACTGCCTGAAAACGCGTTCACCGGACAAGGTGACAGAAACCTTTATCAGGATGCTCTATCCGACGCCGACTTGGAAACGGTTTCACAAGGAGGGCGTTATCCCGGCTCCGGCAGACGGCGAAAGGGTGGGGTGATGCCAATCAAGCCGGAAAACAAAAAGCGCTATCCGCCAGACTAGAAACAGATCAGCAAGCGCATTCGCGAGCGGGCGCAAAACTGTTGCGAGGGTTCGCCGGGCGCCTATCCCGACTGCCGCGCCGAGAACGGCAAGCCCCATCCGGTTACAGGGTCCAAGGTGATTTTGACCGTCGCGCATCTGGATCACACGCCGGAAAACTGCGCTGACGCCAACCTCATGGCGATGTGCCAGCGCTGCCACCTGACCTATGACGCGGCACATCATACCGAGAACGCAAGACACACACGGCGGGCGAAAATGGCGCTTGCTGACATGTTTGAATGAAGGAGACCTCACATGGCAGGAAGCGTAAACAAGGTCATTCTGATCGGCAATCTCGGAGCCGACCCGGAAATCAGGCGGACACAAGACGGCAAGCCAATTGCAAACTTGAGCGTCGCCACCTCGGAAACATGGCGGGACCGGACCTCGGGCGAGCGGCGTGAAAAGACGGATTGGCACCGCGTCGTGATTTTCAGCGAGGGGCTTTGCAAGGTCGCGGAAAGCTATCTCCGCAAGGGCTCAAAAGTCTATCTGGAAGGTCAGCTCAAAACGAGAAAGTGGCAGGATCAGTCCGGTCAGGACCGC